TACATCATCAGCTTTACCGGAGGTTCAGGCAGCACCTATGTTGGCAACACTATCACAAGTGGATGCAGCGACCCACAGACTGTTACTTTTTCAAGTGTGCTGAACATTGGTCCAATCTCTGGTGCGCCTGAGCAAGTATGGTCAATTGAGCAATCAGAAGGAAGTGATGACATCACCGATATTGCACTTGAGATTAATGCGGAAACTGGTGTAATAACTTGGTCTCCTGTTCCAGATGGTACTTACATCTTCACGGTTACTGTTACCAATGAATATGGATGTGTGTTCGGTCAGGAGACAATTACTTTGATTGTTAATTGCGCTGAATAATTAAGTAAACATGGAAGAGTTAATCGGGATGCTCCTATCTAAGTTGCTCGATCGGGAAATCCGGGAAGGCAGGCACGACTATATCAAGTATGCTCGTGAAAAAGCCGAAGAATTGGAGTATCACTTCGAGAACGAGTATCCCGAAAAACTCCTCAATGCTCAACATCCGAGCGAAGAACCTTGGATGAAGGAGTACAGGAAGCGCAGATGGCAAGCACCGACTACCACTGCCACTGGAAGAGTTTATACCTTCCTGCAAAAGATTCAGCAGGCTGATGACTTTAAGATAACCTTTCAGTCTGACTTTCAGAAGACAGGCATAGCAGAGCGCATTGGCTTGCAGAACAATACGCTTAAGTACTATGTGGAGGATGAACTGCCAAAGACTGGCAGCCTTGAGACATGGCTATTCAATGTGTTTCTCAAGACCTACCTGATGGACAGCAATGCGGTTGTTCTGACACTTCCAGACTATGAGGATTTCATTGAAGATCCAGCAGGCACAACTACTCTGGATTGGTCAAGACCTTACCCACAGATTATTGAGTCAGAAGACCTAATCTGGGAGGATGAGGACTTTGTGATTACCAAGGCAGAGGAATATGTGGACATGAACCGTAAGAAGTGGGATCAGTTCTTCTGCATCACCACTGAAGGCTTAATGCTCTTCCGGCAGGTCAATGAGTACACCTATGACCAGCCATTCCAGGTATTCATTCTGCCTTATCAGTTTGGCTATCTGCCTGCCTGTAAAGTAGGCAACATTATTTACGAAGAAGAAGATGGTAAGTTAGTTTATGATTCAGTGCTTGCTCCTTGCCTTCCGGCATGGAATGAGGTTCTGTTCAGAACTGATGACCTTAACATATTATGGGCAATGCATGCCCTGCCACAGAAGTGGGCATTGAAAATGTCTCCATGCAAGACCTGCAATGGAACAGGCATCAGGACAAACAGAAAGGAGGAGAAGGTCAGCTGTAATGACTGCTCCGGCTCTGGAAGGGCAAGCAGCTCACCATTTGGCCTGATGGAGATCAACATTGACCGGGTTAGTGCTGTCAATCCTACTCCGCTTGTGCCTCCAGTGCCTCCGGCTGGCTACATAGAAAGGCCAGTAGAGACAGTAAAGCTATTTCAGGAGGACATCATGCAGAAGGAGTTTCAGGGCTTCAAGGCTATTGGTCTGGAGTTGCTTGGACAGATTCCAGCTGCTCAGTCAGGCATTGCTAAAGAGTACGATAGGAAGGAGCTAAACACCTTTTGTTTCTCTGTGACCGTTCATCTGGCTCAGATTTATAGGAAGGTTTGCTTCTACATCATGCTCCAGAGGTATAATGCACTTTTTGCATCATCCTTGATGGATAGCGACAAGATACAGGCTGCATTGCCTCAAATCACTGTGCCTACTGACTATGATGTAATGACTGCCGACATGGTAGCAGAGCAACTAAAGAAGGCAGTGGACAGCAAGTTCAATCCTCTTATCACTTCAGGCATTGAGATGGACTATGTGGAGAAGTTATACGGAGAGAACAGCATTCAGAAGACCTATCTTAAACTCCTAAGTAGCCTTGATCCTTTGCCATTCAAGTCCACTGATGAGAAGACTGTGTTGCTGGCAAGCAATGGATGCTCTCAGCTTGACTATATCCTAAGTGCCAACCTTGCAGCATTTATCACTCAGAAAGTGGAAGAGGATGCCTTATGGTATGATAAGCCATTCAATGTGCAGAGGGCAGAGGTGTATGCTTTAGCAGCAGAAAAGCAGGCGCAGATTAGGTCTGGAGTTGTTCCTTTAATGGACAATAACAATGGCTCTGATATGTCTTCTGAAGATTCTGATAATCTTGGTAAGCTACCTTTGGCAATTCAACAGCTTTCACTTGCTGCGGAGAGGGCAGGCAAGGCAGGCAATACTGCACTATTTGAAACATTGAATGCAAAAATCAATAACCTTCTTGATGAAATTGGTTAATAGTGGCAACACCTACTGAGTTAATAAAGCAAATTCAGGAACTTCAGCTGGCAATAGAAAGCCGGATGGATGATGCTCTGCCAAAAGTTTTCAGCAAGCTATCAGACCAGGTAATTGACCATGCCACTAATCTATCCCTTGACCCAAAGGATAGAGCCAAGTCACTTAAAGAACTAATCAAACTCAAGAAAGATATTGCTGACACTATTGTTGCTAATGCTCCTTACCAGATTCAAGTGGCAGAAGTCATTAAAGGCTTTGAAATGCTGGCTGAACTTAGCAATGAATACATCACTCTGGCAATTGGTGACTTTAGTGAGAAGAAGGCACTCTATAAGGCTATCCTTGAAACTAACATCGCCACTACAAAAGATGCGTTACTTGGTGCAGGCATTCGGGAGAACTTTGGCACAGCCATTCAGGAAGTGCTAAAGGACAACATTGCAGGCATTGGTACTCGGTCTGAGCTTAACAAGACACTGAGGCGGTTTATTGAAGGCACAGAGCAGGAAGCTCCCTTCCTTAATCGCTACATCAAGCAGACTACCAATGATGCTGTGATGACATTCAATGCTGACTACATCCAGACTATTGCTGCTGATCTTGATGTAGAGTATTATCTATATGCTGGCACACTTATAGCTGACTCCAGACCATTCTGCGTTTCAAGGGCAGGCAGATACTTTACCACCGATGAAGTGAAAGCCTGGGCTAATCTAAAGGGCTGGAATGGACGCATGGCTGGAACTAACAGCAGCACAATCTTTATTTACCGAGGTGGCTATAATTGCAGGCATCAGCTTTGGCCTGTTGCCAAGGAGCAATATGAGCAGGCGCAGGATAGAGGCAGAGCAGGACTGAAATAACTGCAAAACTATTTTTCTTCTATTTATTCTCCCTATAAGCTAAAAGTAGGGAGATAGGCTTTAGATGCTTCTGCTCAATGACATTGCGGAGGCCATAGCCAAGGTTCTGCTGAACCATGACATCAGCCATGCTCTGCTTTCTAATATAGCCTTGTAGGATAACTTCTGCTGCCTCCTCCATTGCCCAGCATAAGATGTATATGTCAGCCTTTAGCTCATCATTGAGATTGAACACAAGCCTGCCAGTCTTGTACTTGGTGGTCTTGACATCAATGTTGTACTCCTCCATCATTAAGTCTGTGCCTCCATCACCCTCCAGACCGCAGCTCATATCCATTGGAATCTTTAAAGCCTTACTTACAGCATATTCACCCATTACACCGAGCATGTCAGCAGTCTGCTGATCATTGCCCCATTTCTGCTTGTAGCGGTTAGGGTTGGCCTGATCCTTCAGGAAGTGCCTCCCCTTGGCAAGCACTTGGAGCAGCTCCATTTCTCTCTCTGTAAAGGTTATCTTCAAGGCTCATAGAGGATTACAAAAGTAAGTGATAAAAACCGATATTTGAGCATGAAAAAAGCAAAGACAGGCAGCACTCCTGTGGCTAAGATTAGCTTCGGGAAGCGCAGAGAAGGCAAGCACCGGAAAGCCAGAAGGCCAAAGGCAAGCAAGCAGAAAGCATACAGAGGACAAGGCAGATAATGTAAAATGATTACTTAACTATTTGTAAAATGGCTGAGAAGAAGTATAAGACCAAAGTCAATGGCAGAATGGTCAAGTTCGGTGCTAAAGGCTATTCTATTGCACCAGGCACAGCCAAGGGAGATGCTTACTGTGCGAGGTCTTCTGGTATTAAGAAGTGCAAGAATCCTCCTTGTCCTAATGACTTAAGCCGAAAGGCATGGGGATGTGTTGGCAAGAAGTCTGTAAAAAGTGCAGCCAAAAAATTCACACGGATTAAGTAATTTTACAACATGCAACAGCCACTAAAGTATTTTAAGCTGTCGGAGTTTGACTCACCGGATGCACCTGGCTCTGGTAGCCAGATGAAGTCTGAGTTCCTGCAAAGGCTGGACAATGCCAGAGCATTTGCCGGAGTTCCTTTTAAGATTAACTCAGGCTTTCGCACTGCTGCTCATAATGTTAAGGTTGGAGGAGTTGAGGATAGTTCACACACTCAGGGATGGGCAGCTGATATAGCAGCTACCTCCGGCACATCTAAGTTCACAATTGTGAATGCTCTGCTGAAGGCAGGATTCACTCGCATAGGGATTGCAAGCTCATTTGTGCATGTAGATTGTGATCCTACAAAGCCTGCCCAGGTGATCTGGACATACTAATAATGACTCACGAATTAAGGGAGGAGCTAATTAAATTTATACATGATACTCCTGCCTATGGAGCTATCATCATCACAAAGTTGGCAAACCCAGATCCACAATTTTACAATTCAGGAGAAGAGTGGCTATACCATCACGGATGGTCTATCATTCTACTTTATAGGCTTTATCGGATGGTCATTGACATTCATAAGGAACACATGCAGAAAGTCATGTGGTATGATGACAATGGTGAGCTTGTATCAATGACTGGTTATGCTAAAATCATTCAGCAAATCAAATCCATATTCAAATGACAATTCATAGAGACACATTTATTATGCTGATAGTCTTCCTGATTTATGTTGGAGGAGACATCTACACTGCCCGAATTGCTCACCAGAAGCTGGACAAACTGATTAAGGACAATGAAGAGTGGACAGCAGCTGCCTACTTCAAGAATGCCAGAGCCGAGGTCAGAATTGATAGCCTCAAAGTGGAAACAGAAGCATTGGCAAAGACAGTTATCTACCTTGACTCATGTCAGCAAGCCAAGACAATCAAGCAGGACAAAGCGGAGAGGAGAGGAAAGTTCGTGGGAGGGCTGCTGAAGGCACTCTTCCCAGGTCTGTGAGCCATGCGCTGTTCAGTAAGCGCATGCAAGTCTATGCCTACACCTGCACCTCTGTGGTAATGGTTGGGCTGCTTCTCGGAGTAGGCTGGCTTTATAAGATTGAAAAGGTACAGGCATCGGATTCGGTGCTTATGTTCATTCTGGGGCAAGTGCTATCAGCATGGGTAGCCCTGACCAATAAGATATTTCGGATAACTGCACCGAATATCGGCACACCTGATAATTAATTACTTTTGTGATTATGAATTGCCTCCAAGACTACATCGGACTAAAGGGCTGCACCAGTGGTGAGCCTCTGTCTGGCCTATACATCAATGACTATCCCGGCATGAGTTCGGAGTTGCTGGATAAGATTGCCACACCGGAGCAGGTGTCTTATGTGGGCATGTGGAACTCTGCACAGGCTGTGAGCTATGTCAAGATGAAGAGAGATGTGCAAGCTGCACTATTTACCTCAGCGGAGGCTCAATTGGATCAGGTGCTGTTCCAGACTCGCAAGGAGTTTGTCCAGCAGTGGCAGCAGGTGCAGACAGTTCCGGCAGAGGCTATCCTAAAAGGCACATTCGTAAGCATCCAAGGCAGCAAGTATTTGTCCTTAAGAGTTAAGCAGATTTACATCTTTAATGCCGGTGCGCCTGTCAATGGTATTGACTGGTACATCTACCAGACTCAGGATGGCAAGCTGCTGGAGTCAGGCACTGCTGATCTGGTGGAGGGCATGAATTACATTCAGGTCAATAAGGAGTTCTACTCCGACTTCGACAAGCTCAACATCATGGTTGCAGTTGACTGCACCAACTTGCCTACCAGCACCGGAATGTTCAGTGACTATGGCTGGCAGCAGATGGACTTGGAATGTGCCTCTCGCTTTAGCTATCTGTGGCGCAATGGTTGGTCTATTTTCCCGGTAACTGCTCCGCTTGGATATGGCTTTGGCGATTCATGGAGTCAGGACAATAGCCAGTCTGGAGTTTACATAGATGCACAACTACTCTGCTCACTTGATAGCTTCATCTGTCAGCAGAGAGAGTTTCTTCTGGATGCCTGGGCGAATTTGCTGTGCTATCAGATCCTTTGGCAAAAGGTAGCCTCACCAAGAGCCAACTACTTCAGTCAGGGCAATCGTGAGTTCACTGAGCGAGCTATGGCTACCTTCTTAGATGGCTATCAGCAGAGCTTGGCTATCTGGGCGAGGCAACTTAACCTGAGAGGTGAAGGCCTGTGCTTCAACTGCGACAATGCAGGCCTGATTCAGCAGGGATTTGTTAGACCTTAACACATCGCTGCAATCAACGGCATGTACGGCTAATTGCCGTACAAGTTTGTCGCAAAAGTTGCCAATATTTGTGACAATATATCACGCAATATTGCGGCAATGGGATAGTTATCAGCAATTAGTACCATTTGGTATAATACCGTTTGGTATAATTAAAATCCTTTCTCTATCTCCCTATTCAAATACCACTGCGCCTTCTTCAAGTCCTCCAGCTTACTGCCCTTCTTGCCTGCCCTGCTGATGTACTTGACCACATTGCCCAGGTTAAAGCCAAGTTCCCATGCCTCTATGACCTTGATTGCCTCATAGGTGTTATCTGCTCCACCATAGTGAGCAGGATGATCTACTGCCTGCAATGGCTGCTCATCTGGCTGATTGTCTAAGTAGCTGCTAATTATAGTGCCCATAATTTTTTTTGTAATATTCTTCTCCGTTTTTATAATCTGGTTCATCATTGTCATTAGCTCCCCAATCTAAACCATTTGCTAAACCATAGTCATAAGCATCTTCAATATGCCTTTTTTCTTTCTCAACAGCAATCTCAACTGATTTCCTGAGCGACCTCATTATTTCATAATGAATAAGACTTGCCATAGATTTATCTTTCATATCTGCTGTTAAGCGATGAATATGTAACATAGCTTGCTCATAGACTATGTATGATGCATGATATTCTTTTTCTTCTGTTTTCATGGATAATAAAATAATGGTTTAGGGTGATTAAAATCTGACATGGTTCTGCCTGTTAGCTCATCCATATCTCTGTAAAGTTTTCCGTTGAAGTACCATCCGGCATGCCTTGGCTTGCTCCTCATGTTAATAAGTTCAGCCTTGACCAGGACATCATTAAGGTCAATGTCATCCTTATTGTCCAGAATGAAATCAATCAGTTCCTCAATTTGATTTGGTATGCTCATTTTGATTCGATGATTAATTTATCAATTACATATTTAAGGTATCTGAGAGAGGCCAAACATCCACTGAAGTAGGCATTGCTGCACTTAGTGTCAGACTTCATCTCCATCAGGTTCTCCTTCTGCTTTATCTCTTTAAGGATAATAATCTTTAATTGTTCAAGCTGTGTCATAGAACTAATCGGTCAATGTTAAGATCATATGAGTTCATCAAGTCTTGCCACTTCTCCCATATGTGAGCCTCATCAATGTACTTGCCACCCTCCGAAGTGTCGGTAAGATCCCTGAGTTTAGATGCAAAATCCCAGATGAATAAGGCCATATCAAGGCTCTTGATGCACCGAAAATGCTCCAAAGCCTGTTCTGGATCATCAAGATTGAATGATAGTGTTGCTCTCATGGTTTCATTTTTTTAGTTGAATCTAAATGCCCAATGTGCCTGACAAAGCCCCTGCATAGGCTCATGCCTACATAGCCAGCCTCATAGTACTTTTTATTAAACTGCTTCTCTGAATAAGCATGATCATTGGCTCTCCATTCGCACATGTCACTGAACTTGCCCATTGTTAGATAGTCTGACAATCTGCGGAGACCAGGATTCCAAGTGAATCCATGCCAATCACCTTTCCACCTATGAGCCATCTGCTGGTATCTCACTCCCTTCTTAGTTAGCTTCACTCCAGGCAGCACTGTATGCCCATTCCTGTCTTGCGGATGCCTGATCCAGACACATGCACACTTAGGCTCAGTCTCCAGCACAGAGCGAGAATCACCGATAAAGCCACTATGATAGAACTCCCAGTCATCTTCGCAGTGAAAGATGTACTTAGTCTGGACAAGCTGGTAGGTCTTATCAATAGCCTGTGGCTGACCTTCTCTGTTGGTGAATGTCCAATCAGCCATTATCTGCCAATGCCTCATCAGGAAGCGGTCAAGCTCACCCATGAGCTTCTGGTTGATAGTACCACTGTCGTCATGGATGTAGAAGGCAGCCGGAGGCTCACCATCCCAATAGCTGAGAAGACTGCTGATAGTCTTCTCTAAGAGATTCCACCTTCCGCAGCTGGTCAGGCAGACAGTCACATCACGACTACCCATTAACATAAGTAATGAATTTAATGAGCAGCAGGATAAACAGGATGGCATAAACGGACAGGAAGGTGAACTTCCAGAGCGCATCCTTTAGGATTTGTAATAGTATTCTGTTCATAGGAAGTACTGATTATCAAGTAAAGTTAATTCAGTGCCTGGAAATACAACTTTGTGCTGATCTCCTCCCCATAGAGTCTTCTGCGCCTCATAATGCTCCTTGCTAATTACGCAGCCAAGGAATTGAATGTGGATGTTGCCTTGTGAGTAGTTAAAGCCAAGTCTATACTCATCCTCGACAAGATGATAAACCAGAAGAATGCCTCCCATAAGTGTTGCTCTTTGGATGTCGTGGATAGTGGAGTCATAAATGTCAATCCACATTTTGTTGTTGAGGTCAAACCTCGCTTTGCCTTTCATGTTCATAACTTTATTTTGGTTAGATTTGAGTGCAATAAATGCAAAGGAAAAATAACTGCAAAATTATTTTCAAAAAAAGTTTATGCCGGTATATGACTCCACATCTGCTTTTCTGAAGCAGCAGCTCAAAAACTTTAAGGAGGCCAGCAAAGCCGACAAGGTGCTGAGGGCAGCTGCTCTTTATGCTGCTCCGGCAGTACAGGCCAGAGTGCAGCAGGATGGTGAAAAGTCTGATGGCAGCCAGATTGGTCAGTATGGCAACAAAGTGATTCCTTCTGCATTTGGCAAGGCTCAGTCCTTTGCAAGTAAGAAGAGACTGAAGACACTAACAAGCACTGACAACTACAAGCAACTCCGGCAGAAGTTAGGACTTCAGACTGCCTACATTGATTTTACCTTCTCCGGTGACATGTTTAAGTCATGGAAGCCTGTTCCAATCTCTGAGACTGCCTATGGTGTAGCCTTTACTTCTGGTGAGCAGGCAAAGATTGCTAACTCATTGGAAAGCAGATTTGGCACTACCTTTGAACTAACCAAGGAAGAACTTGATCAATCACTTCAGATTATCAATCGCCTGGCAACTCAATTCCTGAGTAAATGATAGTAACTAAAGTAACTGTTGAATCTGCTCTCAAGGCTCTCTGCGAGAATCTGGCAGGCACATTCGTGAACAACATGCTCAACTATGGAGAGGCTGTGGAAAGCATTCTGGAGGGCAGTGCAGGCAACTATGTGACTAAAGATGGGCAGACTTATTGTGCTGTCAATGATACCTATCCTCTGGTTGTGTTCTTTGTTCGGGAATCAGCCAGCACAGAGGCTGCACCAGGAGGAGGCAGAGCCAACAGCCTACTCAGGACAGTCAACTTTAAACTTATAGCCAACAGCAACTATGAAAATGCTGAGTTTGGCATTACATCCATAATCAACAGAACAAAAGGCATAACTTATGCAGGTACGGACTACAACTCCAAAGCAATCGCCAATCAATATTTCGGACTACCCGAACGAAACTTTGAGACCAGCTTCTTCTCAATTGACTTCTCGGTTACAGAGAGGATCAGCTGTGAAGTTGCCTGTTGATGCAATCTACTTTATTTCCCTTCAAAAATCAGCTGGCAGGAGGAATCATCTGTTAAAGATGTTTGAAACTATCGGCATTCAGGATATGCACGGCAATCCTCCGCAGTGGCACTTAGCCTCTGATGGCAATAATCCTCCGCATATAGTTGATAATTCCAAGAAGCCAGGATATAGAAGGCAGAGGTTAAGTATGGGAGAGATAGGCTGCTGTGCTTCTCATCGGGCAGTTTGGACTAAAATTGTCCAAAATGGGCATCCTTTAACACTTGTTCTGGAAGATGATGCTGAGTTTTTAAAGGAGGAAACATTAAACCTGATTAAGCACTGGGATAAGTTGCCAGAGTTTGACTTCCTACATCTTGGCTGGTACTATTATCCCGGCTATAAAGAGCAAACAATTGAGAAAGTTGATATTCCAGAATTGCCTAACCTGTGGAAAGGCGATGGAATGTGGCTGACTCATGCCTACATAATTACCAATCATTGCGCATTGGATTGGCTTCAGCGCACTAAGGTGCAATACAATGGTCTGGATGCAATGACTGCCGATTTTCAATTGGAAAGCCGAGCTTATGGATTTAAGCCACCTGTTTGCCGCCAGAATCAGAGCAGGAATCCAGTATTCAGAGGCACAATACTTCATACTTCGTAACTTAATTAAATAACTATAATGGATAATTTACAGTACATCCGTGATGCCATCAGGAAGGGTGGCAATCGGGCATTAGTCAAAGTGATTCGCTGGCAAATGAATCCTGCAACAGGAGCGCAGGACATACCTTACGAGGTAACAGTAAATGCTTCTGGTGCGCTTCGTGAGCTTTCAAAGCCAGTCAATAAGCGTTCATTCAGCTGGTCTAAAATCAGGCCAATGGGTGAGCTTTACATCGGCAAGGTGATGCAGCCAATTGACCAGAACTCAATAAGCAATCCAGAACTACTTAGCAAGATGAAGGAGGATTTGAAAGCTCAGATTCGTGCAGAGATTGAGGCAGAAATGGCTGCTGCTGCTACAATTATTGAAGAAGAGGAGAAGCCTAAGAGAAGGCGCAAAGTAGTAACTGATTCAGAAAGCCTGATTGCTGATCCTTCAGAATCTCCATTTCACCCAGACCAGGACTTAAACGATTTGCCTCTATAATTTATGAACATTAAAGAATTTTTAATCCAGCAGGCCAAGCGTGCTGGGGTATCTGATGATCCAGAGTTTAATCTGATGATTAGTGCTTCGGTGCTGAATGACATACAAGTGCCGGAGGCTATCAGCAACAAGTTCAACACTAATCTATATGACTTTGAACTTGCTAAGACCAGCCTCGACCTAAAGAAGCATTTCATCAGCAACTACATGATGGGCTATGATGAGGAGATTGTGCGGATGGCTAAGGAATACGGATTGGATAGCAATTCAATTGAGGAACTTAAAGTGACCAAGAACAGCGGAGACAAGATTAAGCTGGCTCTTAAAAAGCTGAAAGACTTGGAAGAGAAGGCAAAGAACTCAGTGAACACCAATCAGAGCGAGGAGTTTCTTAAAAAGATGGCAGAGGCTCAGGCTAAGTATGATGACCTGGTTAGCAAAGCAGAGGCAGACAAGAACCTGATTGAGCAGCGGTATGTTTCTAAAATGAAAAACCTATGGGAACAGACACAGCTCAATGGCATCCAGTGGAACGATCAAATACCAGAGGCGGCCAGAGTGCCGGCTTATCAGGCAGTGCTGGAGCGCAAACTTGCACAGCTGGATGGGCAAATCATCTATGATGCTGAGCGTAATAATGCTCGCCTGGTCAATGCCAAAGACCCATCACTCCCACTTGTCCACAATGGCAGAGAGTTTTCGTATTCTGATCTTTCTGCATTAGTTTTGCAAGAGAATAAGCTACTTAAAGAACAGGGATCAGGTGGCTCTAACCCTGGGCAATATGTAGCAGGCACACCCAACTTTCCGGCTGCACCTACGGTCAGCCAAGGCACACAAATTCCGCAACAGGTTCGCTCTGCTTTAGCGCAGATTGATTCTATTGCTCAGAAAATGATTTAATCTCATTTAATAAAATGTCATTATCAACAGCTAATGTCTGCCCAGCGATTTTAACTTCGCTTTCAGACAATCTTATCAATAACCCACAGAATGTGGGCATCATGGGTGGCACTCTTGCTGCTCTAACCGATCCTTCCAACCTCCGTGCTGGTCAAATCATTCGCCAGGCCAATGACAATGGAACTGGTCACTCTAAAGAGGTTCGTGTAGTTTACAAACAACGGCAGCTTCCTTCTGATGTTGTGGACACTAAGTCTTGCGAAGCTGGCCCTCAGATGAACTACATTGAGGAGACTCTTCAGATTAACAATTTCAAGCAGGTGTCCTTCACCATGACTGAGGCTCAACTTCGTACATATTGCGAAAGCTACTCTCAACTTGTGCAAATCACAGGCGCAAATCAGCCAGGCATGATTGCCGAAAGAGCTGCTGGTATCGGTGCTGCCCAAGGTGCGCTTTCAGTTGTTCGTGAGCTTTACAATGACATCCAGCTTTCTACCAATGCCCTGATTCAGGCGGTTAATGATGACCTGCTTCTTCAGATTCAGGCTGCTGCTGGTAACTGGTATGGCGGACTAACAAATCCTTCTTACACTGTTGAAGGTACTGATGGCTCTATCTATGCTGCTGGTCTGTTTGCCATGAAGCAGAACTACATGAACACAGGATTCAATGGTGCGCCTATCATCATTGGTGGTGCTGGTGCGCTTCAGCGTGTATGGATGAACGATTCTCGCTACTTCGGTCAGGGTGCAAATGGTATCAACTTCTCAACTGTTCGTGATAACACCGGACTGGCTGAGTTCTACTTTGATCCTAATGTAAACACCAGACTTGGAAGTGAAGATGCTGCCATAGTGTTTGCGCCTGGCTCAATCGTATTTACTCCTTTTCTTGAGTATGTTGGTCAGTTTGGCAACATCGGCACAATGACTCGCTTCACTGCGCCTCTTCCAGGTCTTGAGCGTGTATCAGCAGATTTTCGCATACTCCCTTCAGAATGCACCGAGGAATACTCTGTCTTCATATCTATGAATTATGACACATTCTCACCGAATGATGGCATGTTCCCTGCTGGTGATGTGAACGAAGGCGTAAACGGTGTATTCACTGCTGACTTCGTTACTGCTGCTCCTTAATTTAAACTAAGGATAAAAGAAAGAGGGAGGCCAAAAGCCTCCCTTTTTTCATTTCTTGTTCAACATTTTACCCAATAAAATTACGCCTCAAAGTTTATATCTGCTTCTTCGTTCTCTGCTTCATTGTTCAATGTGTCACACTTGACAAGGATCAGTGGCCTGCCCATTTTCTTGTGCCATCTGCCATGCACTGAGTGCCACTGAAGTGCCTCTTCCTTATTCTTGAAGATGCCAATGTAAAACTCCTGCCTCTTGCTGATTGTGCTAATGACATCAAAGCGGTATTTGTGATTGTCCATTGCCTTACCTGATGCTTAGTGACACATTATCCTTTAGCTGCGCTCCTGGTACTTCTGCACCATCCTTAATGGCCTGACTGATGGTGGACTTGCTCACCTCCTTCTTGATTACCCAGAACTCAGCAGGAAGCACAGTCTCATCAAGTACCTCTACTGCCTGACTCTTGCGAGTGCTGAGCTTGGCAAGTGGTGTTTCATACCTCCTGATGCCTTTAGCATCTTCTTCTGTGAACACCATCAGTGCAGCCAATAGTGACTCTCTCAGGCGCAGCACAGTGTTCTCCTTGGCTTTCTTTAGTGCCTGTATCCGCTTGATTTCAGCAGCAGCTTGTTCAGACTCCGATTCCAGCTTTAGGATGAACTTAGCGTAAGCCTCAGCCTTGTACTGCCAGTTCTCTCTCCTGATGGCAAGCTCCTCCATGATCTCATCATTGACCTC